GCCAAGACCTGTGATGATTGGGGTTTGCCGGAGCTAGCTAAAGCCATGAGAGGAGAAGCAACGAAAAATGAGTGAATCAGATCGGAAGTTCTGCGGTGGCTGCCAAACATTCAAACCACTACAAGGCGGCAGTTTACAGGCAACAAGATCGAAGCCGCGATGGATGTTAGGATGCGGGCGCAGAAGATCTTCGCAGACAGCCTGCTCGGAATGGAAGATGGTGATGCTATTTCGAAGGAAGAGGCACTGCGGCAGGCTCGGGAAAGCGTGCTTGGGGAGATTGTGGTCGATGGGGCGAGCTGGAATCCGTTCAAGACGGTGACGCGGGATGCCGGAGCCGGGGAGCCTACGGGAGCGGGGAGAAAGCAGGTTGCTCCCCCAGAGACTAAACCTGCTACTGCCCCAGCGAAGATAACCTCTGATGAAGAGTATGCGAAGCTTCCTTCCGGCACAGTCTTTCTTGCCCCGGATGGAACCAAGCGGAGGAAACCATAATGGCTGGTTGGGCTGATGCGCCTTTCGCCGATGCGAAGGATGAGGTTAGTGTCATTCAGCAGGAAGCTCCGGCGGGGAAAGCTGCCTGGATGGCGGCTCCCGTAGAAGAACCCGCGCCTGAAAAGACTGACTGGGAAATGGCGAAGGAAAGCCTTGGGCAGATGGTGAAGCCTGCGCCAGGGACAGAGCCTGGTACATTCGAGCATTACAAGGGGATGGGGCGGGAAGCTTTCCTTGAGAGTAATCCGTTGGTTAATCTTGGTGCCTGGGCGATTAAGAAGGTGACGGGGGAGCGCACGGAGGGCACGCTGAAGTTTCAGGAAGAGCCTGGATTCATGGAGAGCTTGAAGGCCGGTACGAAGTTTATGGTGGATCATCCACTTACCGCGACGGCAGAGCTGGCAAAGGGTCTTGTGTACTCTCCAGAACTTGCGGTGCTTGCGCTCTCGAAGGGACCGCAGATGGTCGAGCAAGCAGCGAACATGGCAAAGCTTGGTCGGACGGCGCGAGAGGCTGCTGTGCTTGGGGAGCGCGCAATTGAAGGTGCGGTGGTTATGGGTGGTGTGGCTACGATTCAGCAGGCCGCTCAGAAGGAGGAAGTGAATTGGGGCGAGGTTGGGTCGAGTGCTGTGATGGGCGGCGCGATGATGGCTGGGTTGCACCTGGCTGGAAAGGGCCTGAGTGCCGGCGGGGAATGGGCGAAGGGCGGGAAGGCGAAGCCTGCGGAACCGGCAGGTCCTGATCGGTTCTCGGATACTGTTGATGGGTCTGGCGAGATTAACAGCCCCGGAGAAGCAGCCTATCGGCAACCGAATGTGTTTGACGGCCTGGCAAAGGATAGCGAGCTTAACGCGCGGACTCGGGCTGATGAAATGATGCAGCGTGGGGCCAGTAAGAAGGAAGCTGACGTTGCGACGAAGCGTAGTCCGGAGCTTGAGTCTGCGATGGAAGCTGTACGGCAGCGGCGGGAGAGTGCAAAGGAAAGCTTTGGGCGGGGTGTGCAGCAAGGAGAGTGGCTCGGGCCGGAAGAGCCGAGAGGGCCAATTGAGCTTGCTGTGGAAGCAGCCGGAACGGATCTGGTTAAGGCGGCGGAACAGAGAACTACCCAAAGACGGATTCAAGCAGGGGAAGCTGACCCGAAGTTGTTGGCGGCCCTCGGACTGACGGTTGGGGCAGGGGTGTTGGCTGCGGCATACCCGGAGGAAGCAAAGCAGGTTGCGGGTGGGTTAGGTCTTGCTGGCGCATTGCTGATGACTGGCGGAAAGGCGATGGAAGCGTTTCCAGTGAGGACGCTGGGCGGAGAATTGGCTCAAGGGAAGTACACGCTCAAAACACTGGAACGACTCCCGCAGAATCGGACCGAGATTCCGAAGGCGATGATTGAGCAGGAGCTGAAGCGGGCTGACGTTTCGAAAGCGGAGAAGGATGTTCTGACTGAGGTGTTGGCGACAAAAGGTGAACAGGTTACGGCGCAGGAACTTGTTCGTGATTTCCGTTTGGCTACGGGCGATCATACGCTGGAAGCGAAGGTTACAGACGAATACGCTGGCTATGGTATTGATAAAATTAGGGATACCGAAACCTATCGCAAGGGCCTCGGTGGGAGGGGAGTCACCGATGCCTCCGGCCACACCGGGATCGAAGTTCCTACGAAGGCTCATGCAGGTCGAATTCAGCAGTATGGAAAGGCCGACCCGAAGTTACTTACCGCGATGGGGGTAGTTGGCGGTGGGTTGCTGGTTGGTGGGCTTCTCGCGGGCGACTCAAAAGTTGCTGGTGCGATCCTCGGCGGGATAGCCGGGGCAGGACTGCTTCGCCTTCCCAGGACTCTGGCCGGTATGGGGAAGACTATCTCCCCGAAGCAAGTTGCTTGGAATGCGGCGAGAGTCGGGGCAGTACTCGGCGTTGGAACCTACCTCGGCGGGAAGTCTGGAGATCCTGTCTATGGCGCGGCGGTTGCAGCAGCAATCATCCTCGGAAAGAACGCGCTTCCGGCCGCGAAGAAGCTTACAACGGATCAGTTCATCTCCCTTCGAAATGGGAACATCGCAGCGCAGCAACGGATCACGGATAACCTGGTTCGGGATATTAACGCGGCGGTTCCCGACTCTGCGCGTCGTGTGGCTATTGCGGAAGCTCTTGATGCTGGGAATTCGCAAGGACTAGCACCGAAGGAGTTGCAAGTCTATCGGTACGTTCGGCAGTTCCTGGACACGCTCGGCAAGGAAGCGCAGGATGCGAGTGTGATTAAGGGGATGCGGCAGAACTATGTGTCATACATTGTCGAGCGCGATCCGCTTATGTCGCTTGAGCAAGAGAGCGGGATTCTCAAGCGGATCTTTGAGTCTGGGGAAGGCGGTGGGAGTGGCTCTCCGAATACCCGATTTGGGAAACGCGGGAAGTATGAGACCTTCGACGAGATTAACGCGGCCCTGAAGGGGTCCGGCCTCAAGCTCAAGACGCAGGATATTGGGGAGATTGTCGGGCTTTACACGAAGTCTATGAGGACGGCGATCGAGAACAAGATCTTGCTGGATTCCCTCAAGACAGCGAAGACGGCTGAGGGGATGGACTACCTGGTTCGAGCTGACAAGAATGGGAATCTACCACCGGGGTATGAGAAGCTGAATCATCCGCAGCTGACTGGCTATGGTGTGCAAGCGGAGCTTGTAGATAGCCTGAAGGTCGTGATGAACAGTTCTAATCCGAATGTGGTGACGCGAGGACTGCATGGATTAGCTATGGCTGTGAAGCGGGTGCAGGTGTTTGGTTCCCTCTTCCATGCGAAGAGTCTGATGGAAGTCTATATTAACTCAATGGGAAAGGACTTCTATTCTACCAAGACTGGCGTGAATATGGCTCCGATCAATGCGGCTCTCAAGATGTATCGAGAAGGCGGGCTTGGTGATACGCTGGATGTTGGTATCCGTCACGGTCTGTCGATGCAGATTCCGCTGGATGTTAGCCAGTCTATTATTGGGAATATTGGGAAGTCTATCGACGCCATTACGCCGAGAGTGATCGGGAAGGATTGGAAACTCGGGACTGCTGTTACAGACAAGATCGACTGGGTTAACGGTAAGATGGATAAGCTGACCTGGGACTATCTCCATGCCGGAATCAAGGGTGCGGTGTTCCTCAAGGAATTCGAAACTATGATGCTGCGGAATGCAGAGGCCAATGCGAGGAATCCGAAGATACCGTTGAAGTCCCGCGAGCTGATTGCGAAGGAGGTTGCGACCTATGCAAACGACCTGACGGGCGGATTGAACTGGTTCCAGATTGCGGCCGATGCGAAGACGCAACTTGGGCGGAATCTCGGAATGTACTTTGCTGGGCCGGAGGGTCAGCGTTTTGCGCAGATGGTTGCGTTCGCCCCGGACTGGGCTATCAGTACACTTCGAGCTGGGTTCAAGGCATTCGGAGAAAGCGATCGGACTCTGAAGGGACTCTGGAAACCGGAGAATGCGACGGACCTGTATCGTCGCTATGCGCTCAGATCGACGTTGTACTGGATGACGCTGCTGAACGGGATTAACTATGCAACCTCAGGGCACTCAGTGCTGGAGAATAAAGACCCCACAAGGATTGAGTTTGGTGATGGGACTTCAATGCAGGCTGGTAAGCATACGTTTGAGGCTGTCCATGCGGTGATGGATCCCGTGAAGTTTGCGTATAACAAGCTCGGCTTCACCCCGAAGATGATGATTGACCTGGCATCTGGGAAGTCAGGGTATGGCGACACGGCACCGAAGTATGATAACTTTGTTGGTCATGCCGCGAGGACTGCGTTGCCCTTCACCGTGAACTCCGCGACACAGCCTGGGATTACTGGTATTGATCGAGCAAAGAGGGCGGTGCTTTCATCTGGCGGTCTTCCGGTTTATGGAACTACGCCGGAGCAGAAATCTGAAATCAAGATTCAACGTGCGGCTGCAAGGGAACGCAAGCGGGGAGTAAGGAAAGATTGGGGAGGTAAAGAATGACAATTCGATTTCCACCACCACCTAATTCGTCTGATCTGAATTCCCCGATTTGGAGAGACTGGTTTTACAAGCTTTCGCTGGCTGTGAATAAGGCCTATGCGGTTGCGACGAGTCCGGCAGTGGAGGGGATGGCCCGAGGAACTTTCCCAATGTCGGGGATGAATGGGGAAGTGCAAGATGGTGATTGGGAGCCGCCGACGCAGATTTCAGTCCCGACAATACATAATCTTGGCCCTAGTACTACAGCCCCTCAGCTCGTCCCCCTCTTCTTCTTTCAACCTGACGACAACGATGATGGGTATGTTGGCCCACCTTGGACAATGTAATCTAGTGATGCGGTAGTAGTAAAAACTTTTTAACTTTCGGAGAATAACATGGCTGCAAACAAAACTATTCGCATTGGCCCTATTGCGCTGTCGACTACCATGACGAGTGATCTGGTGAATCCGCCGGTTCTCTCTGGTGGGACGATGCCAGCAGGCGGGACGAGTAATTCGGATACCTATCTGATCATTCGCCACATTCGGATTAGTAATCGAACGGCGGTTGCGGCGACGTTCTCGCTCTGGCTTGGGGCTACTGGCGGGAATGTGGCAGGAACAGAGGTGATTGGAACCGGGCAAAGCGTTCCGGCGAATAGCTATCTTGACTGGTACGGTATGCTTCGAATTGATACGAATGACTTTCTTGTTGGTGGAGCCGGTACGACCAACGCGCTGACCCTGGAAGGTGAAGGCGAGATTGGGATAGCGTGATAACATGGGAGAGCAAGAAACAGAAACCCTCAGGGAACTGTTGGAATCCCTGAGACACACGCTTGAGGATCATATGGAAGCCGAAGCTGCATTCAGGCCAAAGCTCGAAGAGCTGATTGTAGTTCTGGAGAGATTGAAGGGGGTAGTTACTTTCCTCAAGGTCCTTCTTTATATTAGCGGCACGGCGTGGGCGGTACTTGTCTGGGCCCGTGACCACGTTAAATTCTAGGGAGGCTTCATGAGACTTACCCCGCATTTTGAACTGGAAGAGTTCACGCATAGTTCGACGGCGCTGAGACTGGGGATAGACAACACCCCAGGACCTGAGATTGTGAAACGCCTGAAAGTGGTGGCGGAGAAGCTGGAAGTTATTAGACAGGCAGCTTTCCTGCAGAGCAGCGCAATCATTATTTCTTCTGGATACAGGAGTCCCCATCTGAACAGGGTTGTGGGGGGTTCTAAGAACTCAGCGCATATCTGGGGGTGGGCGGCAGATATCAAGGTACGAGGATTTACTGCTCTGGAGCTGGCGAGGGTAATCCAAGATTCGGGGATTGAGTTCGACCAGTTAATTCGGGAGGGTACCTGGGTCCACGTATCCTTCGATCCGAAGATGCGAGGTCAGATCTTGACCGCGAAGTTTGTAGGTGGAATTGCTCATTACACGGAGGGCTTACATGCCACAGTTTGATTGGAAGAGTGTTCTCGGGGTGGTGGCCCCGACTGTGGCTACAGCGCTTGGTGGGCCACTAGCGGGGCTGGCGGTGGAGGCCCTTGGGGCGGCGTTCGGGCTGACCAATGCAACAGAGAAGGATGTTCAACAGGTTCTGGAAAGGGGTAAACTTACCGGCGATCAGATCGTTCAGATGAAGATGGCGGAAGACGCCCTCAAAACGAAGATGCGTGAACTTGATATTCAGGAGAATCAACTATATGTTAGCGACCGTGATTCAGCTCGAAAGCGCGAGGCGTCGGTACAGGACTCGACCAACCGTAATCTCGCCTATGTTATTGTGGGCGCCTTCCTTGCAATGGTGGGGGTTACTCTCCTCGGCTATGCTAAAGTCGAGTCTGTCCTGGCAGGGACTTTGGTGGGCTACCTTAGCGCGAAGTGCGAGCAAATCCTAGCTTATTACTTTGGGTCGAGCCGCAGTGGTGATCGGAAGACTGAGTTGCTGGCGCATAGTGTGCCGGTAGATGGAGGGTTAAAATGAGTTTACTTGATGCGATGAATAGTAACGAGGTTCCGTTCAATGCGAGTGCGCTGGATGGGATGGGATGGGACAAGCTTACGCAGGAGGCCGTGAAACTCGAAACGGAGGATAGGCTGTGGAAGCAAGCCCAAGCGGAAGATGCGATGAAGCTGGCGGGGTTGTTTGGTCGGACTGATGTTATGAGTACGAAAGGTCATCAGGCGTACCTGGAGGCGACGGGAGGCAGGCTGACTGGTGAGGCTCGGGAGGAACCGGCTGCTGAGATTTCGCCGCAGGGTCGAGTGCTGGGCGGGCCGAACGGGATGGTGGTGAAGACCTCTGCCGAACTTCGAAACCAAGCTGAGATGATGGTTAGGAATGGCAGGCTTGGTTCGGTCCAGAAAGCTATGGATGCTATCAGGGAAGACTGGACCACCAAGGGCTACATGATTAGGTGAGCTTCTTGCACATGCAGTTAGCGCAATTGTTGCACTTGATTTCGCCAGAGTTAAAGCGAGCTTTTGCATAACGAACAGCCCTGGTTGTTACCCCAAGACGGGCGGCAATCAGGGCTGTTCTCTTGAAGCGCATGAAGAAGACCCAGGCGCAGCAGTATCCGAGGCCTTCCGTGATTAGGAGTTCGACGGATAAGTGGCGAGGTTTCTTGTTCGCGTTATGCTCGGGTATCGTGTTCATGGCATGACAAGATCCAACGTCGAGCTAGCCTTCGAAGCTGGAGAGGCTGTTGCATACTTCGCGGCAGCGGCCCCGGTTGGGCGAAGCCAGAATTTATCTCCGCGCTGTTCGAGGGTTAGCTGTCCAGAGCGGATGGCGCCAGATACGACTCCTTCGAAATCCCGGAAGTCTGTGAAGTGGGAATAAACCAGGCGATAGGCTTCTTCGTAGGGGACGCCACCTTTGCGTATGACAAACTGGACAAACTTTTCCGCGTGGAGGGAATCTTCAGTGCGTCCGATTCTGGAGAAGACGTTGTCCATGGAACCTTCTACGTCGGTTAACATCATCGAGGCGAGTTGAATATCATCTAGTGTAATGATGCGTTCGTCGCGCTGGGATGCGGCGATAACCAAGGCGGTTTTGAACAGGTGGGTTTGCTTTCGGGCGGCGTAGCCTTCGAGAACAGTGTTATCCATGCGTTCGCGGGCGTTGCGCCAGAACTCTTCATAGATAGGACGATACCATTCACGGGCGGCTGGGTGGATCTTGTAGGGACCCGCGAGGTTGAGGGAGATATGTTCGAGATCTTGGATTAGTTTCCGACGGGTTTCTGCGTCTGTACCGTCAGCCATTTCATCTACGAAGGGGATGAAGCGTTCCTTCTCGTCGGCGTAAACGAAGATGCAACGTGAGGTGAATCCACCTCCGATGGTTGCTGCTGGCATGTTGTCTGCGATCCAGTGCGGGGTGGTACAGGCTAGCATGTTGATCCAAGGAGCTTCGACGGTGTCATTCCCTGACATCTTGGTAACCTTCTCGAATGTCTTGCGGCCATCCCAGAGCGTGATGTAGAGGTTAACCATTTCCCGATCTTGTGGGTTGATCAGGGAACCCATCTCGGAAGCTACGAGGGTGAGCGGTGACATGGTATGCCATTCATCTTCGTAGACAAACGCTTCGGAGGAAGCAGCGAACGCGGAGACTAGGGCGGGCCAGGTCACAACATCGGGACCGAACTTGATTCCGGGGACTTCCTTGAGAAGGTCCATTGCAATGTCAGTGGTAGTGGACTTCGAGACGACCCCCGGAGGGGCCACGAAGACTATGTACATATTGCAGAGCCATTGGAAGCGTGCCATGTCAATCCAGACCTTGCGGCGAAGGGAGCCGGCGATGGCGGATACGCCTGCCCAAAAGTGCATTCGTTTCGGGGCTTCGGTGACGGAGGCATACTTGACGTAGGCATCGAGCCAGGATGGGAAATTGCGCTGTGTCACTTGCACGCTCCCCAGGATTGCTCAGAGCAGTTGATTCCCACAGGAATAATCAGCGGGTCTTCGTAGGGGACAATGACTCTGGCTTCCTCTTGCATTCGCTGAAGACACCAGGCCTTTTTGTGGGTTGGAAATTCTCCGCAGAGGGAATCGTGAACTTGCAGGAGAACTTTGACTTCTGGGATGTTGTTGTGAATGTTGAGCCAGGCTCGGTCGATGACGTTCGCAACGGTAGACTGTGGTATCCACGCGAGGGCTTCAGGGAGTAGGCCATCAACACGATCAAAGTAATAACGACGATAGCCAAAAGCGTTCTGGACATAGTGTTTGGTTTTCAGTTGAAGTTCTGTACGGTTGTGCCACTCCTTGATGCCGGGGTATGCGCCGAAGTAGATACGCTGAAATCGTTCGGCTTGGGCTACGGTGACACCAGCAGCTATAGCCATTGTGCGAGGGCCGCCGCCGTAGTTTGTTCCGTGGATGAAGGCTTTTGCGAGCTGGCGTTCCCGCTTGTAGAGGGACTTGATTCGGTCGTATTCAGGGTGGCCGTCGCAGAGCCAGTCGAGGTCGGGGAGTTCCTTGCCGGCGAGGGTGATGGCGTTGAGAATGTGCATGTCGACCCCCTTGCGAAGGGCTTCCTTGAGTGCGGCTTCCCCGGATTCCCATACGACAACCTGCATGTCGGCACGGTCAAGGTCCATGTCGAAGAAGGTGAAGCCGTCGTCAGGGATGAAAAGCTTGCGCACGTTGGGGAGGACGAGGCCGTCTTCTTCGGAACCATTGGGGACGTTCTGGAGGTTGGTGCCGGAGCCGAACGCATTCTTGGAGGAGTTGAAACGGTAGGTTTCTGTACCGCAGATGTTGTAGGAACAACGCATCCGATCATCTTTGTCGAGGGCAGCCATGACGAAGGTGGAGAGGAAGACTCCGAGAGAGCGGTATTCTTGGATTGCCCGGATGAGGGGGCGGGTGAGCGGCTCCTTCTTCATGATCTTGACTAGAGCTTCGTCGTCGCAAGTGATGTGTGGTGGGGAACCTTTCTTCGCGCGGGACATGATTG